TTTCGGCGCGACTCAGTAATTCCAGATCGCGGGATATCTCTTCAAGGCCAGAAAAATCCAGACTGATATCAATCATTTTTCCGCTCCATTTTTACAGAGTATTTCCAGCCTGGTGGCTTTACTGTCAGGTATGGGGGTACTGATGATATTCAGTACCGCGCCTTTAAATGGTCCTGTGAGCACCTTTAATCTTGACGCAGCAGTCACATCACGCCGGAAACGGATCCACACCCGAATTGTTGCCTGTGCCGTTTCTGCTCCTGATTGCAACTGCTCACGACCACTGATACCCAGCACTTCCGCCCATATGATCTTTCCCTCCTGCCACTCTTCAACCGGCTGGCCTGTCGTATCGCGAAAAGAAGTAAAGTTCAGGATAGTAACGCGATGGCGTAATCGACCTGCCTGCATATACCCCCCTTATGTTCCCGGGTGCTTCCGGTGCGGCCCCAAGAGAGCCTGAACACCAAACGGCAATGTGCTTGTAATATTGCCAATATTTACCGGCTCTCTGTTCTCGTACCAGTGGCTGACAAGAAGCATTAACGCTAGCTTGATATCGTCGCTGATGATGATGCCATCAGGGTCACTGTCCGGGATGCTCGTATCGTATAGAGCCCTGTTTACAATTTTCTCAGCATGGGACTTTGCTGCACTGAGATATATCGCCAGTGTCTGATCTTCAGAAACATCATCGCTGTCTATCCGGCATTGCTGCCGTAATTCGGCAATAGACGGTTTCATTTGGTCTTCCCACGTTTTGTTTTCGGTGGCTCTGGCTCTGGCTCTGGCTCTGGCTCTGGCTCTGGCTCTGCAGGAACATGAACACCGCCACTACCAAATTTGATAATGCCTAGTTCGGCAGCAATTACCTCAGCGCGGACAGGTAGCTCACCGTCCGAATACACCCCTGCGGGAATGGATTCGACAATACAACCATCTGGGGACCACTTAAGTTCACGCAATAATTCAGGCATAAATCACCTCGAAAAATCGGGGCCGAAGCCCCAGAGAATTAAGCGCCAGTGCCGATCTGCAGCAGTTTAATGGCCTGAGAATCCACCAGCATTCCCCCGGTTCGTTTGGTGGTGTAGAAACCAACGAATGGTTTTTTGGTGTAGGGGTCACGAAGAATGCGGGTGCCGATGCGGTCAACAATGGTGTAACCACGCTTGAAATTGCCAAATGCAATTGCTTTAGCATCAGCCGCGATATCCGGCATCTGTTCGTTCTCTGCCACACCGTACCCGGCCAGAGAGGAAGGCTGCCCCAGTTCCAGACCAGGACGCCACAGGTAGTTGCCTTCTGAATCTTTCAGGATTCGGATAGCAAACAGACTGTTGTTGTTCATCATGAACTTAGCGCCATTACGATGCACTTTACGCAGCGTGTAGACCAGTTTGATGATCGCATCAGCCGTTACGCCTGCCGCAGCGCCAGAGAGAATGTGCTGGAGAGTACCAAATGCACGAGTCTTGTCCGGATCAAGCGTGGAAGCGTATGCCAGAAAACCTTTCGGCTTCTTCGTCCCGTTACCGCTGGTAAAGGCGATTTCTTCCTGCTCTGCAAACTCAATTGCCAGTTCGCTGTTGATCCAGTCTTCGACATTGAAAAAGGCATCATCCAGCATGGTTTGAGTCGCCTGCGGGTTACCGTAAATTTCTCCCATAAACGGCTCAATCTGACCGAGTTTAGACGCATCGGTTTCCGGGCGGGCATCAGTTTCACCAACCCAGCCGGAAGCCGTACCGCCGAGATTAACCAGTTTTTTATAGTTAGCGCCGCCGACTGTGATGGTTGTCGCCTCCTGGCGCATCACCACTTCATCTTTCAGAAGATTAAGGATCGTGCGATCCAGCTCTTCCGGCACGGCATAGCCACCATCTTCATCCACACCGACCTGTAGAGCTTTGCGTTCAAGTTCGCGCAGCCCGTCATCTTTACCCTTGCGCATAAAGCCAATGAAAGCGGTTTTATGTTCGCTTGCGGCTTTACTCTGAGGACCACCGGCTGGACGTTTAACCTGCTTCAGTTCCTCTTCCAGCGCAGATTTAAGCTCATCCAGTTCAGACAACTTGCCGTTTAAGGTTTCAACCTCCCCCGCCAGCTTGCCCTTTTCCTGTTCAACTGCTTCCAGGCGCTTATCGTTCTTTTCTTTGAACGCATCAAACTTCGCCTGCAGTTCCTGCGCGACCTGCTCTACGTCTTTAACGTCAACTGACATAATTAACTCCTGATTAAAATTTGATGTTTTTCAGTGCATCCAGTGCGGTACTCACTTCATCAACATCACGCTGTGAAAGTGAGCTATAACCCCCGGCCATGAATGCTTTAGCCTGGGTGCGTGAGAGCCCAACATCGCGCAGGACTCGTTCAATACTTTTTTGAGAAGGGATTTCTCCGCGGGAAAATGCGCTTTTGACATCACTTACACGCGCTTCATCGTTCGACGGAAACGTGACGAGACTGACTTCCCACAGGTCGATCTCTTTGAGAAGGAACACGCCCTTAACACGGTCGTACTCCCAGTCTTTCAGCATGTAACCAATAGAAAGGCCGGTTAAAGAACCGGCCTTCATGTGGGCGTGTGCGCGTTTCGAAAGGGGGTCGTCATCAATGAGTAACCGGCCTTTAACATAAAGGCCAACCTCATCCTCTTTCATCTCAGTGTAAATACCGATGGGTTCATCCATACGGTGCTGCCAGAGTAATGCAGGGAGAGCATTCTTTTCTTTCCATGCCTGAAGGGAGGCCGAAAAAGCGCCTGGCACGACAACATCATCGTAGCTGTCCTTTACGCCAAAAACAGAGCCATAACCTTCAAACTCCCCGCTGTCGCTGACAGACTTTAGCTGTAGCGGAATATCCAGCCGCTGTTTAGTCATCGGCATTATGTTGTTCCTCGGTTGTTTTGTTCTTGCTGCTGTCTGACGGCTTCGTCGTCATGTTCATTGGCGTAAGGTAAATATCTCCGCCTGCGCGTGGGTTAAGTTCTTCAAGTTCCCGGCAGTCATTTGGTGAGTAGATTCCCCAGTTAATGCCTGTTGAATACGCCTCAAATCGCGACTTCATATCCCCGCGAAGCAATGCGCCGGCATTGAATTTTGCGTAGTACACGCCCTGCTTTGATTCCTTCACCAGCCCGATGTTGATTCGCTGCTCAATGCGGGTCATATACGGAACGAGTGAATAATTGATAAACCCCATGCCGAGGTTTTCAATATTGTTAAACGTCGAGCGGTCAGTGTTCTGCACCATGTGCATTGGCACCCGGAACAGGCGGCATATTTCCTCCAGCTGGAATTTCCTGGTCTCAAGGAACTGACTGTCTTCCGCATTGAGCGCCATCGACTTCCAGTCCAGTCCCATTTCGAGAATCATTGGTCGGTGCGCGTTGCTCAGCCCGAGATGTCGATCCTCAAAATCTTTTTTCAGCCTTGCATAAGCAGCGTCAGTGAGCGTTTGTTCAGTGCGGAGTACACCGGAGGTAACCGCGCCATTTGAGAACAACCGCGCCCCATGTTCCTCAGTTGCCATTCCCAGAGATATTGCTTCTCTTGCATAGGCTATAGGGTTCAGTCCCACCAGCCCGTCAAAGGTAAGCGTTCTGACATGCCAGATATCATCCTGCCCAAGCACATCTGTTGAGCCATCGGGGAATGTTACCTGGTAAACCGGCTGCCACTGGCTGTTAAGCTTTGGTTCAACACACCCAGGGTCAATGGGTAAAAGCTCCACCACCTCGCCAAGCGCTTTAACTTTGTAGGCGTAAAAATTACCGCGAAGACAAAGACAGACAATGACCAGCTCCCAGAACTCCTGAGGGGTCATGTAATCATTTGGCTTCATCGTCAGTAATTTATGCAGCCTTTCGGAAGTCGCTTTTTGTTTGCTGTTTCCGGTTACCTTGTACAGGTTACAGGGCAGCATGCCCATAGACTCAGCAAGAACCCGTATACAACCGAATACCGCTGTTAACCGCATGGCTTTCTGGCTGCTTACCCTTTTCCCTGTATAGGTGTCGTAAGTCATTCCCACTGCTTCAGCGAGTTCTGCCGGAGTAGTGACAGGGGTATCACTTTTTTTGAACATCCCGGGGAAAAACATCAGTCAGTCCCTCCTCGCAATGTTTTCCCGGCCAGCGAAAGCGTGCGGGAAACCAGCCATGACCAGATAAGGCAAAGCACACCGGCGCTGATTAAGCCTCCTGGCGGATAAATCATCCATACACCAAACGAAAGCAAAATAGCGCCCATCACCCCGATCAGCGGGGCGAGAATCATCAGGATCATAACTGCCTCTTTATAATGAACGGACGCCGTAACTTTCCAGATGGTCAGAGAGGCTGTCCTGTTGTTCGCCGCCGTTTACAAGCAAGCGACTCATCGCAATAAACATTCCGACAGGGCCGTCTATTTTGTTTTCAGGTGTGGATTTGTTGGGGAAAATATTCTCGTTTTTGTCAGGCTTGACGGTGACGTTTGACATCATCCAGGTCATCACCGGATTGCCATCATGATGGAAACGCCCGGCGTAAATCTTCGCCTCGACTTCCTTCATTGCTTCTGACAGATTTTTCACCGTCTGAGGGACTTCAACAATCGGCACCCCTTCAGCAGCTATCGCTAGCGCAAACTGGGTTGCGCTCCACGGGTCATATGCAAACTCGTTCAGCGAGTCGCCGCGCGCCCATTCGATCGTTTCTTCTTTAATTACGGCATGGTCAACAACATCACCATCAGTAAATTCAAGGAAACCGGCCTGATTCCATTTCCTGTATAGATCTGCCTGCTGCCTGGAACAAGCCTCCAGACGCCCTTCAGGAATCCAGAATCGGGAACGGACATAAACATCACCATTTGGAGCAAGCCAGACTTTAACTGCGGCTGAAATATCAATTTTGTTGGAGAGATCAACGCCCAGCCACATTGACCAGTTGGCCGAAGTGGCATCTTCCCAGGCGTCACGGCATTTTTCCCATCGGGCCATGTCCATCCATGCTTTTTCACCCTGCACCCAGATGTTGAGATGCTTGGTAAAAAAGCCCACCCGCGCCGCAACCTGCTCTTTCGCCTTTTTAGCCAGGCGGCGCATATCGTCCCATCGCTTACAAACTCCCAGTCCGGGGTTTGCTTTCGGCCAGTTTGCCTCGTCGAAAGGATCATCACCCTCATCCAGGGTATAAATCAGGGCAAAATAGCTGTCATCCTTAATCGAAAGTGGGTCCGGGTTATCGAAGTTTTTCAGAACCTTGATCGCGTAATCCCGCTGCTCATAACAAATACCTTCTTTATTAAAACCAGCAGTAGTGATAGCGAAAATAAGGGACTGCAGGCGTGCACCAGTTGCTGTTTCCAGAACCTCCCAAACATCACGGGTTTTATGCGCATGGAGCTCATCCACAATCCCGCAGTGAATATTCAGACCATCGAGGTTGTTCGCATCACTGGCGACAGGTTCAAATTTTGAACCTGTCCGTTCCTGGTGAATGTTCAATTTGTTGCTGCCGAACAACCGGCCCAGCGTCTTCGGGGCCAGCTTGATCATGCGCTTCGCATCATCAAACACGATGCGGGCCTGATCCCTGGTTGTTGCTGCGGAATAAACCTCAGAACCACCCTCACCGTCTGCGCCAGTCATATAAAGCCCGATACCAGACGAAAGCGTTGATTTAGCATTTTTACGCGCCACTTCGTCATAGGCGGTACGAAAACGACGCACAAACATGGGGTCGCCATCGTCGTCAAGAATGCTTTCAAACGTAATTTCATCTATCAGCGGGACGACAAAACCAAAAAGGTTAATCAGGATGAAGGTGTGCCAGTCCATCAACTCGATCGGTTTGCCGGTCAAATGCCCCTTCACATGGGGGACGAAGTTATAGAAATCGAGAACGTGCTGGGCGCGGCTTTCATCAAAATAAACACCGCGCTCCGGGCCGTGCTCTAAATCATGAAAGAACCGCTGGCACGCAAGACGCACCAGTTCGCCAGCAACGATATCGCCAGATACCACGCGCTCGGCGTAGCGGAATCCATCTGCAACGGTTGCCATTCATCATTTGCGCTTTTTAAGAAATTCTTCCAGTGGGTCGGCTTCTGCCGGTCCTTTTGCACCAACCTTTGATCGGCTGGCAGGTGTCATGCCGAATTCACTCAGCATCGCTCTGATTCGTTTCCACGCATCAGCCTTCATGACCGCTGCGGGGTGCGGTTTTATCATTCTGATTTCCCGCTCCCCTCCTTCGTCTGAATCTTCTTTGCTGTAAACGGCATAGGTGTAACCTTCCCGATCAAGCGTGTCGCAGTGATGCCGGTATTCAACATAGGCTTCTATCAACAACTCCAGCGCTTTAGCATCCAGCGTGGTCAATACGCCGACTGCATCAAGTTCATCACCGATCCGCTTGAACCAGTACTTACCCTGCTTATCGAAATGTTTCGGTATTGGGGGGACCCCTGACGGGGGTTTTGGCTCGTTCTTATTGATCGGGCGTTTGGATGGGTTCCCCTTCACTAAAGCCAGATGTGTCGGGGTTTTCGGTGGTCCTGGCATAATCGAAAACTCCTATTAATCATCGGATGGGGGACCCCAAAAAAAAGTTTTCTAACCTGCGGCGGTGTAAAAAAAGGTTAGGCGGCGGTCCTTTGGACGCGCGGCTACAGGGATTTGACCTCCCCCTCCCCTCTACGCCTGTTGATGATAATCACTATCATTTTAAGCGCTCACGCCCTGTTTTCGAGCGGTGGCAAGGCCAGCACAGGCTTTCAAGGTTCGAATCATCATCGGTACCCCCATGAGCCTTAGCCTTGATATGGTCAACGGTTGTGGCCGCGACAGCGCGTCCAGTACGCAGGCAGTTCTGACACAGATGATTATCACGCTTCAGAATACGAGCACGCTTGATATCCCACTTGCTACCGTAACCACGTTCATGGCGACTCTTACCTTGTTGGTGCTGCTGCCAGCCTTCGTTGCGATGTTGCTCGCAGTAGCCAGAGCGATCCGTTGTCGTACCAGGGCAACTGCGCTTGCGACAGGCGCGGGGTATTAGTGCTGGCATGGTTCACCATTACGCAAATCAATAGTGATTTGGTTTTCAGCGTGGTTTTTATCAAGATTAAATACCGCTGTTACGGTGGGGAGTTCACTACATTGAGTATCTATAACCGTCGATACCTGGTTATCAAGAAGCTGTCCATTCACAGCAATTCCATAACCCATGAAGAGTTCTCCGCGATACAGCTTAGCGAGCTGAAACTTCATAACTATTTCCTTTTAGGCGAGAACCAGCCGTACGGCAAACCCGCCAAGAGTTAACGTATTACCCAGGCTCACAACTGAAAGACTTTCTTTGATGTGCGCGTGCGATGCGCATAAAAAAGCCACCAGCAAGTACCAGTGGCTAGATAAGAATGGGAACGGATTACTTAGTGAGCATCACGTAGTCAGAAATTAATTCTGCTTTTTGCGAATATTCTGTTGCTAAACGTTCAAGCTCACTTGCATCAAACTTTCCGGATTGAAAGCTTTTAATGTAAGCGGCAATCTCGGATTCGTGGAGTAAGGCGTCCGGGTTTTGGGCAATAATCTCTTTCACAGCGCGAAAGAACATTTCCAGATCGTTAGTATGACCTGTATGCCAAGTGGAACGAACGAGCCATTTATCTAAAGCACTAATACCTTTCAACATATAACCTCCTGTTTGTGTGGAATGCTATCCTCCCACCAAATGGGTTATGTCAAAAATGTTTTTTGCATTATCGCAGGCACTCGGGGAATGCCTGCTGTAATGCCGCTAGTCATCGAGTTGCAACACACCGTGCTCCGGTGACTCGGAATAGGCAATCAGCCCGGTGTATTCAGGGATAATCTCGCCATCATCCGCTTCGAATTCCGGGATTGTGCCAGTGGTGATGGTGTATTGGGGTTGGCCATCTTCTTTCGCGAAGGCTGCCAAGTCTTCAATCTGCTTAGCTGTAAGAACTACTGTCATGCTCATTCCTCAGTTGTTAAAAAGCCCCGCTATTGCGAGGCTGTAATGATTTTATTTTGGCAGTTGCGCTGAACAGACCGGTTATGCACCAATATGTCCCGCTTCGTCTGTTTATCCAGCACAGCAATATCGTGCTCAGTGAGGTAGATGATATTCACCCAGTCACAGGCCGTGTCCGTTACTTCAGGTTTTGCGGGTAAAGTTTTCGCGCAACTCACGGTCAACATCGTCATCAGGAAGATGATTAACAGTCTGCTGTACATCCCAGGCTCCTTTTGTTGTCTCTACCCGGCGTTCTGCAATAGCTTCAGTCGCTGCTGCACGTTCTTCAGTGCGTTGCTGGTCCGCTTTTGTTTCGGCGATACTGGAACCGCGTGATTTACCCAGACCAAAAGCACCTGCAATTGCAGCCAGCGCGGCAACAACCAGGCCAATAATCATTTCAAGTCCCATAGTGACCTCACACCAGTGCGGCTTTAGCTTTGGCGTAACGTTCACGGCGGTCGTTAATGCCGTTCTGCCCGCCGTTGATAATCTGCGTGACACGCTCCACATCCCCCGAATAGAGAAGGCAACCACGTAACGTGAAGTACCATGCCGCCGAACGGGCCGCATGTCGCTCTTGCGTCAAAAGTTCTGGCGTACTGATCAGATCAAGTTTCAGCGCCGCACCGCATTTGGTGTAGTTCTCACGACCAGTGATTTGAAGCAGGCCACGACCGCGATATTTCCAGCCGTCACCCTGGCTGTTATTCCCCATACGGTCACCGTAAACCAGATTGGCTATTTGTGGCTGGTGAGCGACCTGTTTACCATCGACACGCCCCAGCATTTCGCACTGGTACGGCGTCAGGCGCTTACCAAAGGTTTTCTTCAGCCCTTCAACCGAATAGTTAAAACTCTCTGCCAGCGAGGTAAAGCCAGCAGACTCATGCCCGACTTGTGCAATGAACATGGCCTGATCATTAACTGCTGTAATGCCAAACTCTTTCATTGCCGCATCAATGTGTGGAAACCAGCGTGCAGAAATCCCGGCGCTTATACCAGCCGCCTGCTGAAATTGTGATTGGTTCATTATTGCCTCAGATGATCTACCAGGCGTGCCACGTTGCCTCTGACGGCGACCAGCACAGACAGGAAAATAATGTTGGCCCCGATAGTGGCCCACGATGAATAAGGGTAGATACCGCACAGATACGCCAGCGGTACGGCGCTATAAATGACCGTAAGCAGCCACGCTAAGCGAGATATCCACGGTCGATGTCTGGAGTCGCCACGACGGTAAAACATCAGGGTCAGCACTACCCCAGCGCAAAGCAGCGCATTGATTGTTGCCGATGGGTCATTTAGTACCACCTGAACCTCCCCGGCGCGTTATCAGCGCCACCAGCGAGCCGATATCCTGATTATTCAGGAACGTCAGGATTTTGACGGCTAAAGCAGAAACGATTACGGCACCGATGGCATCCAGCGGTTTATCGCTATATCCCGTAAGGGCTGACAATTTAGCCCCAACTAATCCAGCGCAGAGCATTCCGGCAATATATGACACGATGAAATATGCCAATCGGCGTGAAGTGCTCAAATCAGCAGCTGATGCTATGTAGAAAACAGAACCAGCAAATGCACCGAACACAACACCATAATCTGTTCCGGTTAACAGTCCGTAAACACTCGCCCCAGTTAAAGCGCCACCAGCTAAGCCTGTGCCGGTTATTGGTTCGGACATCTGTCCCCCTCAATTACTGTGAATCCTCTCAGAAACGAGGGGAAAGGGTTCAGGCCGCAAGCTCATGCGGTCACGGTTAATCTGCAGTTTTTAGCCTGGGCCTGAAATGAAAAAACCCCGCCGATTGGCGAGGTTCTGAAATATTTAAGTTCGCGTCTAAGTGACCACTCTTAACAGCTTATTCATATTTTTACGTACGTAAACTATTTTTATGCAGCCGCAACAATTTTTCCTTCAGGAATAAATGACACCTCGACATCCATTTCAAGTTTCACTTCAAGCATCATCAGCATTCCTTCAATTATTCCCTCTCCCTTTTGTAGTTTTTTTCCTATATGACCATCAGAGCAGTTATGTTTTTTTGCCAGCGACATAAATGTCATTCCGAACAGGTAATAGTCCACCAGCAAATCATGAAGCTCACTATTACCTTTGTTCAGTCGGGCCATACAGCCACAGATAACCATCGCATCATCATCACAACATTGAACGCGGGATTTTGTCTTTGCTGGTATGAGTCCTTTAAAGCCAGCCGCAATATGAGCCCATGTAACGTCTTCACTGTTGTTTGCTGCCCAAGCGCCCCAGCGCTCCATTACCATTTGGATATTACGCTGCATGGTTCACCTCTTTTATCTGACCAGTAATCATTTCAATACTGTTGTTGCATTCGTTTCCCCAGCGGTCCCATCCGTTCCACTCTTCCCGAGCGAATATTTCGATTCTTTTCACATCACCATATAATTGTTCCAGTCGGTTCCTTACTTCCCACGGCTTTGCGCTGTGTTCGCCCAGGCAGGTATGCACAACCTGTTTTACTGACGCGCTGGCACGTCGTAAGCCCGTTCCTCTAGTAGCAATAAGCACATCCTCGGTGTTGCTGCGGGTATGATTGCCACCGTTCATGCGGGTTTCACGGTCCAGCATTTCCAGCAGATCATTGAAGTCCACCAGCTCTCCAGTGCTTAATGCCTTATTGAAGCGATCAGCAGCGTTCTGGTTCAGCTTCACCCACGTAAAGCCTTTCATCGTTCTGACACGGAATCCCCATGATTCAGCCAGTTCTACAGCCTCACGGTTATGGGTCCCGGTGTACCACATCGCCAGAACAGCGTTTTCAGCAGCCAGTGACCAGACAGGAAGGCGTTTAAGTTCTTCCATGCTCATGGTGCTGTAATGATTACAGGCCGCGCCGTTGCTGATTCTGTTGCCGTATTCCCACGGTGGATCACAGTAGATAAGGTCATAGCTCATCTGACCCCCCTGAATATTACGAAAGGCCACAAGGCACCAAGAATGATTGCGCTCAGAGCTATATTTCCTGAGGCCTGCGTTTGTTTTAATCGGTTGTGCATATATTCTGCTGTTGCACCAGACATAAACGCATAGATGATCAGTAGCACTGTAATCATGCTGCCCTCTGCTTTTTCAGTTCGCGGGTTTTACGACGGTAAGTAGCCGCAATATCTTCAAGCTCTTCTCGTGAGTAGTGCTTCGCCTCGTGTGGCCCTTCCAGCCATTCCACCAGCTCAGGACCAAACCATTCGATTAGCGTTAGTCTGTAGCGCTCGTGTACCGTCTTGTTTTTAGCGGTAAAGCGACCAGCGCCACCGTTGCAGGCTTTGCACTGGCGATAAGCGTTCTTCTCTTCAAAACGCAGTTCAGGACGTGCTCCAACGCTGAGGAAGTGACCACAATCCCACTGACCTCCGAAAATCATTGGGGGGTGATATGTGCCGCAGGACGGGCAAGGCTTACCCTCATCACGTTCGCGGATAAAAGCGTTAAACGCCGTTTGGGCCTTACTGACAAAGTACCCACGAGGCTGGAGTGCCTTCTTGCGAATCTTCAGGCTGACCTTTCTCTCTGCTTCCGCCTTCCTAGCTTTCAGCGCACGGTTGTAGTCAATCGCACAGCGAGGGCCGCACACTTTTTGCAGATTACGATCTGGGGTGAATGTCTTTCCGCACTGAGCGCAGACCTTGGGCTTGTACACCTTTAACTTTTGTCTGGCTGGCTTCTTCACTGCTTCATCCCCCTGTGGAATACCCATTCGAATACTTCAGAGCCGTTTAGCAGCAGATCGTTAAAGTCACCCTGTGCAGGCCAGCGGACGGATACAGTCTCCAGATCGTTCTTCGCATGCAGGTTGGCAGCAGCACATTCAAATGCAGCAGCATGACCGGCAGCGTTTGAGTCAGCATCAGCAAAAATAATCAGGTTCTTTACCCCGGCAGGAACGCGGAACTTTTTCATGAAAGCGGTGTTCATTGTTGCCCAGGTATTGCACTTGGTGATTTGATGGCAGGCCAGCGCGGTTTCGATACCTTCAGCGATACCCAGCGTGGAGGATGTGGGAAACATGCGGATAGCAATTGATTTAGCAAATTCCAGATAACTATCCTCCTGCAGCTTCATCATCTTCTTGGCTGCGCCGCCAGTTTGCGCTTTCTTATCCCCGTCAAGCAGAGTGCGGTGCAGGTAGCAAAGCTCGCCTTTATCGTCCGTCGCCAGCGCGTAAATAGCCTGGAGATTTTTACCGTCTACCGGCTGTTTGTCGCAGAATCTGACGCTTTCGGCTGGAAGGGTGTTAAGCCCTCTCCCCTTCAGGTAACTGTCTGCACTGGTCCCACGCAGCGGGATGAGCTTTGCAAATTTACGGCTTACCTTCTCACGCTGCTGCGCCAGCGATGTGCGTACCGGGTTTACACTGGTGCGATCTGAGGTGTATTCATTGCCGATCAGCCTGTCTATCTCAGAGGCCAGAACCTTAAATTCTTTCCCTGTTTTTGCTGTCAGCAGCGCCCAGCCATCACCTGAACCACACACGCAGATGTATGAACCGGTGCCATTTTTATTGTCACAGCGGAATTTTCCCTTACGACCACACAGAGGACATTCCCCTTTAAGGTGGTTTTTCCCGGTAACTCCAGGAAGACCGTAATGTTTGTATATCTCAGCCCAACGACCAATTGCGGCTTGTTTGGTATTCATGCGGCTTCCCCTTGTTTCTCTTTGCGTTTCGCGAAGGCGATCAGTTTTGATTTGATGAAATTCGTTACTTCAGGTGTGATTTGCTGCGGGGTGTGATGTAACCCTCTCGGCCATACATCAAATTTTTGGCGATAGGTATGCGCACACCATCCGTCACTGACAGGGCGTCCCTGCGCTGCGCGGGTGCGCTGATAGAAAAGAATCTGAGACCACCAGGATTGCTTCTGCTCTGGGGTATATTTAACTTCCGCTTTGCTGACCTTTGTCAGTCCACGGGATTTGTCTGTTTCAACGTCTTCCCCGGCGAGCGGTTTAAAACCACATTTCGGGCAGATATAAATTCCGGCAGGTTTCACGTAATGGCACTGGCTGCACTCTTTCGGCAGTTTCTCCGGTTCGTCGGTCTTGGTAACGCGCTGCGGCGCTTCTTCCATGCCATCAGACGACGAAGGGAGATAGTCGTATTCAATGTCATCGGGGTAACCCAACTTGTTGACTGTGCCGCTGTGGTCGAAGATGAGGCAGTGATCTTTGCCAGGGGCCGCACGTAATCCACGCCCGAGCGTCTGAATCCAGCGAATTTCACTTTTAGTCGGTCGGGCAAAGATGATGCAGCGAACATCACTGTCGAACCCGGCTACCAGTACACCAACGTTGATGATGATTTTGGTAATGCCCTGCTCGAAGCGACGAATAGTCAACTGACGTTCATCATGGGGTGTGCTTGCCGTCATGACTTCAACGGTCACCCCGGCGCGGGAAAACTCCATCGTGACGTAGTTCGCATGGGCCACATCAACGCAGAAACAGATTGTTGGGCGATCCTGCCCGTTCTCCAGCCAGTTTTTCACTATGTCGCCAACCAGTTTGGCTTCACTCATAACCTTACTGAGCTGGCCTTCCTTGTAGTCGCTGCCATAACCTGCAACGTACGACGTTTCCACCTCAGAGAGATCGGGGTGTGATGGCGCGTAAAATTCGTATTTGCTCAGTGCGCCAATCGCGATCAGTTCCTTCATCGTTGTTGGCTTAATCAGGCGCTGATAGTAATTGCCCAGGAACTTGGCGAAAGGCGTACCGGAAAGACCGACCACTTTCGTTTTTGTGTTGCGGGTCAGGTTGTCGATAACCTCCAGCAACTTTTTGCGCTTCAGGTGGGCTTCGTCAACGATCAGCAGGTCGATGTTGTCCGGGAATTCACGGCGAATGAGTGTATCGGCGCTGGCAATCTGAATAAGCGCTGTCGGGTTATATGAGGGGTGATCACGCCAGACATAACTGATCTCTTCGCCAGGAAGACCATATTCCATGAATCGGGTGGCAGTCTGGTCAAGCAGTACCGTATACGGAGCCACAAACATTACGCGCATTTCGCGGCTGACGAAGCCATCAGTGATCAGCGCGGCAATAGCCGTTTTGCCGAAACCAACCGGGGCATAGAGCATGAACGAATTATTCTGCTTCCATGCGCCGCGTAGCATGTTGAGTGCGACGATCTGTTTCTCGCGAGGCTGGATGTTAAGCATTGGTTGATACCTCCCCGAATGCTTTAGCAACCAGATCGGAAATGACAAACTTCTCTCGCTGACGCTGAACGGACAACGTAACCGTTTTAGTACCGTCTTTACGCATGCGGCCTTTGAGAAAACCGCCGTGAATATGACGAATAAAATATTCAGAGTTAGCCAGGCGTGGAATGCTGCGAACACGCCCAAGATTGCTGACTTCATAAGCTTTTGAATAAAGCTCAACTGGAACTGGGGCCCATTTTTCGTTAGCGTCTGAATAAATCATTTTATCTCCTTTTGGATGGCTAAACGTCTGGATTTCCATGCGACGTTTTAACCCCATACAGTGATCTATCTGTTAGATCGATCTCTTCTGGTTAAGCTGTTCCAGCCCTTCGGGCTAAAACCCAACACCGCCCCCTTTCCCCCAACCCGGTTTCAAAAATTCATACCCTTGGTGGGAGCGAGGTATATCCCCTGACCGCTGGGGTATATCTCGTGCAAAACTCTCGCAATCGGCGGTTTGCCGTTCGTCGTGCTGCGTTCTGCTGCCGGAAAGACACCGGTTCTGCGTCGAACGCCTCCTGGTACGCCTGCGCATACGCCATCGCGATTTTTTCCCGCATAACAGCCGGGAGTGTTGCTAACTGCTGTTTAATCCACTGGGCGTCCTCACGAGAAAAAGCCGTGGGCATAGTCACGTGAAAATATTCGTCCTGATACATAAGCCCTCCTGCGTCACGTCTGTGAGCCGGGCATAGACTGATTAGTCTGGTGGTCTGGCAACCTCATCAGGGGCACAAAAGACCCGGAATAACAGCGTCAGGTGTTCCTGCCATTTGGTCATAACCTGATAGCTGTTTTCTTCAATCTGAGCGCGTTCAGCGGCGTCGATGACTCCGTCTGCTGTAGCTTTACGGATGTACTGAGAGTGCCTGCCGATCCACTCGATGGATTCCATCAGGCGCTGATTGATGTCGGCGTTATCAACATCATCAACATCTGCCAGCGGCACAAACAGACCGTTCGAGTTCCTGGCAACAGCATTTGCGATATGGTTTGATCCACCAGCAGCCTGCAATACCATCGCCCATCCCAACGGGAAGATTTGATCGCCAGTAGTGCGGAGTCGGTTATGCAGAGGATCGGTTGCAGGTGTTACGTCATCAGACTTGTATACACCCAGAATTTCTGCAGCTTCTTCATAGCCACCAGGTAAATCGGCGATAGTTCTTCTTATCGCGGCCACCAGCCACGCTGGCTGTTTTTCAACTTTCCACTCTGGTTGATTACCCACGACTCACCTCTTAATGCTGTGGTTACTGTCACGCTGCGGATTCGTTAGTCTTGTCATATGACTTAGAGTCAAAGGTCAGCGCCCCGTCTGTTTGTTTTTCGGCTAGCAGTGCGTACTGCCAAGGGACAATTTCTTTCCAAAGACTTACCGTGGATTTAGAAACCCCTAGTGCTTTTGCAGCAGCTGTCGCTGTTCCAAAGTGACTGATTAGATCTCGCTTTAACATTTTCCTCTCCGAGGTAAGAATGATGAAAATTAGTTTAACGTTTCAAACTAAAAATAGTCAAGAAATTAAACAGCAATCTGTTTAATTATTTAAACATGAACACTGAAGGCATGAGCGACCGCATAGCGCGGCGTATGAAAGCGCTAAAGCTGAAGAGCACGCATCTTATGGCAGCTACTGGCGCGTCAAAGGGCACCGTGAGCCAATGGGTAAACGGAGGAACTGAACCATCCGCAAGATATTTAAGTAAACTGGCGGGTGTTCTCGGTGTAAGCGAACGCTGGCTAACTGAAGGCGGTTTGATTGAAGAGACAACAGGAAATGCGGAACCAGGCCCTGACCTGCGGCGGCGTGTTCCTTTAATTTCATCAGTACAGGCAGGTAACTGGAGAGAAATGATTCAAGGGAATTGGGATGATGTTACTCAATGGATCGAGACTACCGCAAAGGTTTCTCCTTATTCATTCTCCTTACGAGTATCAGGCGATTCTATGTCTGCGCCTTCTGGCAGTGGAATTTCGCTACCTGATGGTTCGATTGTCATAGTTGATCCTGAAGTAGAAGCTACGAATGGAAGAATCGTTGTCGCACGCATTAATGGAACCAATGAAACTACAGTCAAGAAATTAGCTATTGATGGTCCAAACATCTACTTAATGCCATTAAACCCAGCTTTTCAACCCATGCAGATAGACTCTACCTGTGAGATCGTTGGTGTCTGCGTGCGCGTAGAAATGGATTTGCTTTAAACATTTAAAACTCCCCTCCTGACAAACCAGCCTCGTGCTGGTTTTTTTTCGTCCCATTCCATTTAGTTTCATTATTTAAACAATTCTATTGACAGTTTTGTTTGAAAGATTAAACTCACTATCAACAACAGCGAACAGGCAGGACGCCCACGAAGTAGCCGCCCGGGGCATATGAAGACCGGGATGATTCGTAGCAGTAGTTTAGATGCTTATGGAGGCGGTGATGCAGAAGAAAGAGACAGGACGAACAATTGAAGTTCAGGTGAATGGCGCTCCGCTTGCGCTACTCAATACAAAGACTGCCGTAGCAGCAGACTATCTGTTGTTCCTGGAAGGAGTTATCAAAGCCCTCCTTGGTGATCGGGAGAGCCTCGAACGAGAAGCAAATAAAAGTGGCCGCACTATCAATGGGCACGGGTTTAGTTTTATCGGCTCAGTGGATATCCCACAAGTCCCGGATGAACAAATCAACTCTGATCTGTGAGGCGCGACCAACGGTTTTGATTATTTGCTTTCCTGTTTCGTCGTTAATTTCCATATCCCATTTTGAGTATTTTTCTCTCGGATATGTCTCGGCGAAAACAAGCTTAATGCGCTCCTTAATGTCTTCTTCGGTAAGGCTGCAACCAGAGTTCAGTAAGCAGCGCAATATGACATCTGATCTTGTCATTTGAAATTCCTTCGATGTTGTAGGGACTTAGAAGGATACCACCGAGCCTGATGTGGTGAAAAGACAGGCACGCTCTTTAACAATCAGCAAAGTCGGAACAGCACATGAAACCTGTTTAGACCCCTGCGCTTTATGCGACGTATCACCGGGTGCGATCCGGTCGGTGTGAGGGTTAGCCACGAATTTTCGTGCGTGAATGGGGAACACTGGCAGGGGAAGTGTGCAAGCGCAAAATGATTTATTCCAGCCCCTTCTGTATGAGGGGGCTGGGCTGAATCCACGAGCTATAAATAACGATTGCCCGGAGACCATCATGCAAAAGAATGAACCAATGATTGTGGCTGAAGACTACAGCACCAAAGAGATTTATGACTGGATGAAAAAGAAAATTACGGCTTCCAGAATGCTGGATGCAGCGCTCGCTGAACGTGAGTTACTCAAACAAGCGCTGGCCGATGTTAATCTACGAATAGATGAACTTACCAGTTCCTCGGCGCTGGAACTTCTAAGTAAAATTCAGGGTCCCACTCATCTTCAAGAACCTCATCAAAACAATCTTTAGCTCTGTGCGCACTGAACATCTGAATAACCTTCTGAGCTGGTTCAGGTAGTGATTCTAAAGCCAACTCTTCCTGGAGAAGAAAAAGAGAGTCCTGAAGGCTTAAAGACCTAATTTCGGAAAGTGGCCATTTATATTTTCTTAGCAACATATGATGAAGTGCTGATTTTCCCTTTAGCGGATTGGTTAAATGTCCATACTTTTTACGATGTTCTTCGAGAATAACTTCAAGGCTGAATATAAGCACGGTTCTGTTTTGGACTTTGTAATACTCAGGCTTGATAACTCCTTGCATTGCTACGTCATGTAATTCAGCAATTTTTGTCTGAAGCAAATGGAAATAATCATCATTAATCACTGACATTTAATTTACCTTCTTGGCTATGTGAGAGCAACCAAGATACCACCGAGCCTGAAGTGGTGAAAAGACAGGCGTCTCATTAGCTAAACATAGTTCCCTTTGGGGTGTGGTGAATTGCAGTCCATAGAGACAAGCCGAAGATCAGCACCGGCCACCGCACCACCAAAGTGAGCTAATCACTAATTTCTAATAGTTGCTGTGCCTTGGCGGTTATCTGGTCTTCAACCAACTCACAGGAGGATGAAGATAATGTTCTGACAGATAGCCGCCCTTTTTATTCAATGTGTCCGCTTCCGGTGTCGGCTGGGACTCCCTACCCAGCGCGGGTTCAACTCCTGCCGGATACCTAATCATATGGTGACTTATATGACCTTCCGTAACGTTAATTTTTACTACGGCGACCTGATGCGCGTCACTCGTGGTGTGCAGGCTGTTCGTAATCCAAAAACAATCGCTAATTTCTGGCGGCGTAGCTGGTTATGCAGGTTACTCACTCAGAAAGGCGATCCTCGTTTATAACTGGAGATAACTATGTCAGAAACAAAGAACACCACACCATTCAGCCAGCAACTGGCTTATATCAATAAAGGCACTCTGGATGCTGAACTAACCGAAGCGTTAGCCGAAGTGATTAAAGCAGTTCGCGAGACTGGCAAGAAAGGTGCGGTTACGCTGACGCTCAATTGCGCCATGCTGAATACCCGTGATGAAAATACCATGAAAGTTACGCCCAAGGTCTCCCGTACCATTCCTGAACTAGACCGCGCTGATACCATCATGTTTGCAACCGCCGATGGCGATCTACTGCGTGACGATCCTGCGCAGACACAGCTTGATTTAAAGGTTATCGAACCTGCACCACAAACAGCACCTATCAAGCTGGCCCAGTAATACCCACCAAACAAACCATTCCAATCTGATAAGGAAATATTCAATGTCTCAAATTGAAGGCTCTGCCGTGCTCGACATTCGTGATCTGGTCTCTGCAACTCTGAAGACCGAGACGGACATTCCGTCAGTTGTTGTACCCGATGGCTTTGAAGTCAAATCCCTCGAAAGTCTGCAACTGGCTCCGTCGCGCATTCGTCAGAGCGCTAACCTGATTTCTCCGGGTTCTCTGATCGCTTACATCCAGCGATTCCGTGATGAACGTACTGTAGTTTTTGCGGATAAAACCAAAACGCGCATTGTCGCCGTGCTGGATTTCCACCAGAACGCAGACAATCCGAGCTGGGCTGCACATAAAGCTGTTTATGACTGTCCGTTCTCGGACGAATGGAAATCATGGACTGCCAACGATGGCAGCAAAATGGACCAGATCAACTTCGCTGAATTCCTGGAAAACAATATTCAGAATGTTGCGCCGGTTAGTGATTCATACCAGGGCCCGTCCGGTACTGAACTACTCGAAATGGTTCTGGCATTCCAGGAGACTCGCAAATCTGAGTTTAAGTCTGTTAAACGCCTTTCTGATGGTACCTGCCAGTTCCAGTTCAGCGATGAAAAATCAGGTTCTGGTAATACCAAAATGCCGGAAAAAATCAGCCTGGCAATTTCACCATTCCACAACGGCTCTCCTTACCAGGTCGATGCACGTATCCGCTACCGCCTGCGTGATGGTCAGTTAGTCCTCTGGTATGAGCTGATCGAGCCGAAGAAAGTTGTTGAGCACGCATTCCAGGAGATCGTCACCGATATGGAAAGCCAGCTTGGCGAAGACCTGCCTATCTACGAAGGCTCTGTTTAATCCCACCGTGTGTTGTTTTATGCGCCTGCCCTGCGGGCGCATAGCAAAGCACTCTCCCACTACATGAAGGAGTAACCATGCCCAGTTTAGGCCAGCTCTATAACGATAAAGACGCCGGGTTAACTACCCGCAAAACCTACAATGTTCCGCTGGATAAAATTTACGCCGAAGAAGGCTACAACGTTCGTGAACTCAATCGGGCGCATGTTGAAGAATTCCGCGATGCGTTTATTGCCGGTGAATATATCCCGCCGCTGGCCGTGGAAGTTACCGAGCGTGGTGTGAAGGTTATCGACGGTCATCACCGCTATCATGGTGCGCTGGCTGCTATCGAAATGGGCCACGACATTGTGCGCCTTGAATGCAAAGATTTCGTCGGTAGTGAAGCCGACAAGATCGCCTTCATGGTAACCAGCTCGCAAGGATTAGCGCTTACTCCTCTTGAACGTGGCGCGGCATATCATCGCCTTCAGAATCAGGGCTGGAGTCCTTCAGAAATAGCGGCAAAAGTTAAACGTTCTGAGTCCGATATTCTGCAACACCTTCAACTTCACGAATGTACTCCATATATCAAAAAACTCGTTCGTGATGGTTCCATGAATTATGCCATCGCCATCGGTATCTCCCGCGAGCATGGTGTGTATGCCGATCGCGAAGCTTCACGTCTGATGAAGAAAGCTGAAGCCGCAGGTAAGAAAAAAATAACCAAGAGCATCGCCAATCCTCAGTTTAATGCCGGAAAAGCAAGAAAGTTTCTTGAGCTTATTTCTTCATGTGCTGAGGACTCTGGTGAAGTGCTGACCATTGAAGTGCCACCAGCAATGCAGGCTGAAATTATCTCTATTCTTCGGGAATTTCGTCACGAGGCTGATGGGGTGATCTCATGAAAAACGTTTCTGAATTGGTGATGTGGACCCTGCTCTTTTCTTCTCTTACCGGAATTGGTTTAACCGCAGGGTTCTATTGCTTCATCGCCACGGCACGACTTATAGCGAGGGTTATTTCATGAATATCGAATACCAGGATAAAGGTGCAGCGGCAAACATCATCATCACCAGTACCGTTTTTGAGTTTCGCCGTCATGTTCGCGTCGTTGATATGGTTCTGATGTGTACGCCGGGGGTTATTGCAGAGCGTCGCGGATTCTTCCTGATGAAGACAGTGATCTCCGGTCGTTCTAAAGAAATGCTTCGAGCTAATAAGACGGCGAGGCGGGAGGCGGCACGATGACAGTTTTTGAATACATCCAGGATCATCCAAACACCACCACCGGCGACATTGCCAGAGGGCTTCACAAGAAGACACCTGTTGTAGCAGGTGCAATATCTCAGCTTTATACCACTGGTCGCGTTGTGAAGTCAGGGATATGCAACGGTGTCCCTACTTACCGCGTTAATGATCTCCCTTATGGGTGTGGTAACGCACGACTAATTCAATTCAATCAACTACTGATGGAGTGTCGCCGTGAAGCAGTCTGATTTACCAAGATGCCCTGAGTGCGGAAACATGCCCGAATACTCGCTGAAACCCAATCATCTTGGCTGGGTTTGGGGTGGCATCAGATGCCCGTATAACCATTACAGCGTGAAGCTAAACGGACCGGCCAGTAGCCGTGCAAAGGCAGAAGAAACCCTGGCTCCGCTGTGGATTGAGCAAGTCGAAAAAGCCAATCGGGAGAAAACGGAATGAACGCAACCGAAAAAGATAATGTTTTTTATTGCGACTGTGGTTTTTCATGGCGGCGCGGTATGAGCGGTTCACATAATTGTGAGGATAGATTGCGGGCAAAACTCACAGACATGGCAGTACAGCTCACTAACGCCGAGAGCAAGTGCAGGGAGCTGGCGGCGGGTCACTGGCCTCGCTTGCAGGAGCAAGATATCAACGCCTTAATGCGTTTCAATGAAACATGTGAAGACGGCGAAGGATATGACATTGGCGCTGAAGAGATGGCGCGTCTTGTTGAAATAGGTCTGGCAGGCAAAGGTCCTCATGGAATCCGCAATATCACTCCATTCGGTCAGTGGGTAATTAACGCTCTGGAAGGCGAGGTGGATTTGGAGCCGTTGAAAACCGAAGAAGACAACATCGCAGAATCAGCTTTGCGAATGGCTCAACTTAGAACTGGAGCAGCCCAATGACAACACTCAACAAACAGGCGCTGATTGCCAAAATCAAAAAGCAGATTGAAAGCTTTGACACAGTTGTGCTGAAAGAGGATGAAGCTAACGCGCTGCTGGATGAGCTGAAATCCGCAGAGAACAACCTCATTGATAGCGAATGTCATGTTGCTGAACTGGAGGAGTCGCTACGTGATAAACAGGCGTTACTGGAATCCGCAGAGAAGCGCATAGCAGAACACCGTAAGGTGCTAAACAGCCTTGCAGCTGTAGCCCGTCGCTATCTTCCTGATTATGACGAACATCCTGAAATTCAGGCCGCTGACGAATTACTTGAGAGCACCGCTGGCATTGGCGTGAAGGGGGAGTGAGTCAGTGGAAAAATGTAATCGCTGTATTGTCGGCCTGATTGGATCGCAGCCAGTTCTTTCCGGTGACTGGGCTAATGCGGTCGCAAATTTTGAAATCGTAATTGCTGACTGGAACGAGAAAACCAAACGCTTTGCCGTTCCGCATCCTGGATTCGCCCGTAAGTTCAATTACTGCCCGCATTGCGGAAACAAGGTAGAGGACTAACCCATGACAACTAACAACCACCCGGCGAACGGTCCTGTATCACTCGATCGCCTGCACCAGATACGCGAAATACTCAGCAAAGCAGCAGCACAAAGCGACGGCGGAAATCTCGTCTATGCAATGGCTGATGCTGTGAAAGTGTTTAATGGGGTTCTGGAGTCGATGGCCCGTGAGCAAGTACGCCGTGAACATGCAGCATGGTCACTGGCTACTTTCGGCGATGTCGGCCCAGTTGGTCCGCTGAAGCACCTTTCCAAAGAAGCGCTCGAGGCTGCTGCTGAACCCGGCGACCTTAGCGAATGGGCTGACATGCAATTCCTGTTATGGGATGCGCAACGTCGTGCCGGTATCAGTGACGAGCAGATTACCCAGGCGATGGTAAAAAAGCTCGTAGTAAACAAGCAACGCGAATGGCCTGAGCCGAAAGACGGAGAACCTCGTCAACACATAAAAACATCTCACCAGCGTGTGTTAGAGCGAAAAAAGTAGATCGTTGCGATACCTGTTATGAAGGTGCTCGCGGCGGATGTAAAACATGTATTTTTAACGGTAATTTTTGATGAGGTACTCATGACTACTACCGATTTTATGGAAGAGCAGGAAGTATTTAACCTGCTTGGTAAAAAGAAAACCGCTGTATGGCGTTTACGTAAAGACCATGGTTTCCCTATGCCTGTTTTGACATATCCAACGCGTTACAGTCGAAAGGCTGTTACACGTTGGATTGAAGAAGGTGGAGTAAATCGGTGTGTATGATAAAAATCAGGGCATCTAATTATTCCTGCATCTGTTTTTCAGATAAAATGGCCAGTACACAGCTGGCCGCTTTTATATTATCCTTTGTGTTTCTTACTAAATTCTCATACAGTTTCACATGCTCACCAAGACATTCACCACCGTGAATTTTATTCAAATGCAAATACTGCATATAATTAGCCTGATATCTAACAAGTCTATTCCTCCCCATTTGCAACTCACGAGAAGCAAGGTCGATCAACTGGCTTGGTGGTATATTGAATTTTAAAAAGCCAATAGCATCGTATCGCCATGAGTTTTTTTCAACCTCATACTTCCACATATCTAAATAGCCAGAATCCTTAAACACCTTAGATATACTTTCATCATTATTCGGAAATAAAATAACGTACTCAATTACCTGCTCTAGGGTTTGGATATCTTTCCCCGTTATACACCTGACGCTTTGCAATATAGAATTAGTTATTTCCGTTTGCCTTTGAATCGGATTTCTTTCGTTTGCGAACTTAATCTCTTGTTTCGTTGCCATTCTAGCAACAATTGTAGTGTAGGATACTTTCTCAGATTCAATTATATCTTGCGGGGTACAATAATTAATATTTTTAACGAGAGAAACATCAGCGAAATCATATGACTGGACTACAAGTCTTGAACAATACTGCCGATTTTCTTTTGCTTTTTTGGGTATTTTTAACTTTGCATTAACTGCTTCTTTTACAGAGTAACTTGTTCCAATTTTAGATCTAGCAAAATCACAAGCCTTTTCCTTTTCACTTCGGTTACAATTCACCCTTACAATAGCCACGTTTTCCTTAGACGGAAACAAAAGACGTTGTAAATTACCAGAGTGTACCCCATTTGCATCCGAGTGAATGTAACTATGATCACCAACGTACAGCATTGCATGTGAAAATTCACTTTGCGTAGCAAACCTAACCGTCTTGCTCACTGCGGTATTTTCTGAAGTTAATATTATATCACCTATTTCAAGTTCATCGCCTGGCATTAAGTACATATTCGCACTCCATTATTTAAATATATAACCAGATTGAACAAGTAAAAAAATCAATCAGCCAAGTGTTTAACATGCCACATAAGCTTCTCGGCATAAAGCTCATATGCTTCTTTCTGCTCCACCAGCCAATCGTGTTTGTTATAAACTGCCATAACTCCCCCAAGCTCATGCCCCAGCATCTTTTCGGTAACATGGGGCATAACCCCCTCCCCTGACAAATTCGTTACCAGAGAGCGCCTGAAGTCGTGCGTTCGCCACTCCGGAATATCAATCTTATCCCTCAACTTTTTCATGTAGAGATTTGCTGACGAACGATCTATAGGTTTGTCCAATTCTTGGCCTGGGAACAGTACATCATTTCCTGCATTTAGTAGCCTATCAACATAAGGCTTTGCCTGGTCAAACACAGGCCGACGAATCACGTTTCCCATCTTGGAATGTTCTGCTGGCGTTGTCCAAATCAAATCATCCATATTGAACTCGCTGGCGGTAGCCAGGCGAAGTTCTGACAACCTTGCCCCCCAAAGCAACAGAAGCTGATGAAGTACCTTGTTAGAGGAAACGATTTTGTTGTTTTCCAGCGCTAACCATATTTTTGCCAACTCGGTATAGGTGAGAACCCGGCTACCAACATCAGGTTTCTTTCCTATGTTCTTAACGCTGAGCTTCAATACTTCGCATGAAGCGATCAACTGTCGGCTTATACACCAGTTCATTACGGAACGGAGCTGGAGAAGCAGCACTCTGGCCTTTTTCCCGTTTTCCTTTTCCTGCTTGTCGAAGAACCTTACCCAGGCTGAAACAGGAATATTTACTACCGGTGCATCTGGAAATTCTGTGTACATGGTGTTGTACACAACAGACTTGTACAACGTTTGTGTATTTGGTTTCAGAGTTTCAACATACTTGCTCCACCACTGATCCAGACACTCTTTTAGTGTTAGCTCACCATCTTCTTTAGCAAAATAATTTTTAGGGTTTAGTCCCTTGAGGTACAATTCGCGCATCTCACCCACGATGACACGAGCATCTTTCAGAGACATTGCCGGATAGCGTCCTACAGTAAGGCGCACTGGCTTACCGTTCCAACGGTAGCGGTGTTGAAACGTAATCGTACCTGTCGGGGTTATGCGTACACTCAGACCGTCACCATCTGTGACTTCGGGTGCGCCGCTGTAGGGCTTAGCATTGATGCTGCGAAGTTTGGTATCACTAAGGGCCACGGCTCTGTATCCTGTACACACTGAATTTCAGCATTCTGTACTCAATCTGTACGCAATGGCAAGTGAACGAAGTGATTTTCTAAACGGAAAGATAAGAAAGGATAGGAAATAAAAGGAATGAAATGCTTGATGATACGGGGAATGATAGGATAACATGCGACCCAAGCTGAACGCTTGAAAATCAGTTAGATATACGTCCCCTTAGTTAAATGGATATAACGAGCCCCTCCTAAGGGCTAGTTGCAGGTTCGATTCCTGCAGGGGACACCATTATCACCTCTCAGTAAGTTTAAGATATTCCATAACTTACTGATTTAAAATCCAATAACTAATATCACTCGTCCAATAAGGTGCCATTACTTCTAATGGAATCTATACATTTTTGCGTATAAGATTGTGTATAACTGAGTTCGATCTTTTTTCTATACACATGCTGCTATCTGACATCCAAATAAAACGCGCAAAACCAAAGGATAAGCCCTACACATTGAACGATGGTATGGGGTTATCACTACTTATTGACACCACTGGCAGTAAAGGTTGGCGCTATCGTTACCGCTTTGCAGGAAAGCCCAAGATGATTTCCTTCGGCGTATACGGCGATGTATCGCTTGCACAAGCCCGTGCTAAACGTGATGAAGCTCGTTCGATGTTGGCCAAAGGGATCAACCCTAGCGAGGCCAGAAAGGCTGAAAAAATTGCGTTGCAGTTTGCACATGAGAACAGCTTTGAATCTGTAGCAAGGGAATGGCATGGTTCAAAAAAAGCCACGTGGTCAGAAGGGTACGCAAAAGAAGTTCTCAATTGCATGGAAAAGGACATTTTCCCTTTTATCGGCCAACGTCCAATCGAACAGATTGAACCGCTGGAGCTGCTTACCGTTCTGCAAAAGATTGAGAAAAGGGGTGCTTTGGAGCAAACCAGTAAGATCCGCCGCCGTTGCGGTGAAGTTTTACGTTATGCAGTCGCTACCGGACGGGCGAAATATAACTTTGCTCCTGATTTGGCGATCGCACTCAACAAACCGAAAAAGCAGCATTTCCCTTTCCTCACTGAAAGTGAGCTACCTGCTTTCGTTAGCGCTCTAGAGAACTATCAAGGCAGTTTAGTGACCAAATACGCAACACAGCTACTAATGCTGACAGGAGTACGTACAATTGAACTGCGTGCCGCAGAATGGGGGGAATTTGATTTAGAAAATGCCTTGTGGGAGATCCCCAAAGAGCGAATGAAAAAACGCCGCCCTCATTTGGTTCCGCTATCAACTCATGCGGTCAGCATCCTGAAAAAACTACAAGTAATTACTGGTAACTACAGCCTCGTTTTCCCTGGCCGCAATGATGTCCGGAAACCGATGAGTGAAGCGAGTATCAACAAAGTGATAAAGCTACTTGGCTATCATGGCCGCTTAACGGGCCACGGTTTTAGACATACCATGAGCACTATTTTGCATGAGCATGGTTTCGAAAGCGCATGGATTGAGATGCAGCTTGCGCATGTTGATAAGAACTTAATCCGCGGGACTTACAACCATGCGCAATACCTAGAGCAACGAAGAAAAATGATTCAATGGTACAGTGATTACACATTAGTTACTTGCTAATGGAATAATAAGATTTATTTTAGATAATTCCGAACAAGATCCACCATTGGGTAATACCATGCATCCTGCTTATTAAAATCAATGGTCATTGCTGCAAGTATAATTTGGATAATGACCAGTATGAACACCACGGCAGTATATCTTTTATTATAAACTATATTTTTAATCTGGATTCTGTTTTCTGATAGAGAATATATATCACTAACTATTTCGTTCAACTTCTTGACACGTTTTATATTATGATTAATTATTTTAGAGGCAGTTTTCAAGTACTCTGCCGGAACATGAAAAGTCTTACTTTCATTTGCTGAAAGCAACCAAGCAGAGATCATCTTTAATTCATAGGATATTGCATACAAATTTTTATGCATTGACTCAAGACGCTGTTTTTTGTTATGCAATTTTAATTCATTTAAATAACCACTGATTTTATCAATCTTGTTATTCATGAGAAAAAATGGCGCTATCGATAAATGAGTACCGGAATTAGAAAGATATATCTTCTCGCGTCCTTTTTCTGATCTAGAAAGCTCTCTTGGTTTAACCCGCAAATAAATCCAGTCAACTCCCTTTATTCTGTGATTGGACTTGCCAATAAAAGATTTAAACTTATCTTTACTAAGTTCTGCGTTACTAAATTTTTTACGCCGAGATAAATGTATATGATGTTTACTCAAATTTCGTGGTTCAACATCAAAATAAGGATAGTCCTGTACAATTTCCACATCATAAAAACAACACAACTCATCATCTTTTTTATTTATTTTCATTTCTTTCATCAGCAATGTGAGTAGTTCTACTGCTGATTTTTGTATCTGGTTGATGTTGGACATCAAAATATCTTCTGAATGATGCCAGTAATCTTTTATAATTATGCTAGAGCTTTTTTTTGAATAAATATTCAGGTGAGAAAGTTGCACAAAGTATTTTATCTTAGGGACCGAGACTGCCGAAACATTCCTAGTTGTAGAGTTATTTAGATGAATGTAAAATGTCACAAAAGCCAAACCAGTAGAATATTTCGTTAATGTTATATAAACCCCATCAAAAAAAACACTCTCTATATATATTGGCCGCAAATCATCCGTAATACTCTTTTTATTTATCCTCAACAGACCAATATTAACCCAGCCATTTTCTTGATCAAATGACTTTGGTTGTATATGAAGTTCTCTTCCTGTGGGGGTAAATCGTGAACGTTTCTCTTTCCATTTTTGAAGTTTTGTTAATTCTTCGCTATCCATAAGCATGGAAAATGATATCCCCCCCCAATTGAATGGAGGCTCGAATAATGAAACATAATATATATTTTGGCGACTCGCTTGTTTCTCTGCGATGTAATCACTTTTGGAGTGAAAATCTTTAGCATTAATAGAGAGTACTTTCGGAAAAATAAAAGGTATTTTATTTACAACATCCAAAACACACGCCGTATATTTATCCATGTCAAAATTCATAATTCACCACTCTATTCATAATCTTTCTGGCGAAACGAAAAGTTTATAGCTATCTCGGCTTCTCTCTATCTTCTTATATAACACACCCGTTGAATTAACTATTGATTTTAGCTCATCCAAACGGGACATGTCAAAGTTATAACCGAGTATTATACAATCAACTGAATCTTTTGAATAAGATCCAACCTTGTAGAAGTCTTCCTCGCCTTCAGAAATATCATTATGAATCAGTCTAACTTCATCCTCATATTTCCAGCACAATGATTTTCTGTATATAATATCTGATGCAACATTTATCGTATCATTAAATGCAGAAAATAAATCTACAGGCGCATCACTGTAAACAACATCACC